CATAGTGTAGATTATAAAACTGGAAATATTAAAGATGGTATAATATCTTGGGCTGGAGTTACCCAAGAATCTGCTGATGTTTTGGAAATTACTTTTAGTAATGATAAAAAAGTAATTTGTACATTAGATCATAAATTTCCTATTTATGAAATTGGATTTATCGAAGCAAAAGATTTGAAAATAAATCAAAAAATGATTGGATTTAATATTGATAATATCTTTATTAAAAACATAGAAAAGCTCGAAACCAAGATTCAAGTAGGAACATTGACGATTGATAATGACGAAAAATATCACGACTATCATACGTTTGCTCTTGATTGTGGAGTATTTACGAAAAATTCAAATTTAGGCGAATTATCCGATTTACTCTACTTCGTTAAGAAGCTTTATCAATCTTTAAAAGTTCCTACAACTCGTTTAGATCCACAAGATGCATTCAGAGATGGTGCAGACATGCTTCGTGAAGAATTAAAATTTGCTAGATTTATTATTAGGTTACAGCAATTATTTGCCAATGGATTAAAAACAGGATTTATTACCCATCTTCAAATGAAGGGTTTATGGAAAAATTTTGATTTAAAAGAAGAATCATTACAAATAGAATTTAATGTTCCGACTAATTTCTATGAATTAAGAGAAAGCCAAAAATTAGAATTGAAAGTTTCTAATTTCGGTAATCTAGCATCAAACGAATCTATATCACCAACTTTTGCTCAAAAGAGATATTTGGGATGGTCTGATATTGAAGTTAAAGCCAATAGAGAATTCCTAAGAAAAGATAAAGAATTAAGATGGGAGTTAACACAGATCGAACAGTTTGGTCCTAACTGGAAAGAAATGGCTGCACAACAAGCCGAAGCAGCAGCAGGTGGAGAGACAGGAGGAGCACCACCAGCAGGAGGAGGCGGGGGAGGAGGGGGAATGCCACCAGCATTCACTGGGGGACCAGCAGGTGCAGAAGGAGCACCACCTGAAGGAGGAGAAGCAGGAGGTGAAGCTCCACCAGCAGGAGAAGCACCTCCACCAGCATCACCTGAAGCTGCTCCAGAATAATATCTTATAAAAAAAGATAAATAGTTAAATGCCATGTTCGATTACTCCAATTAGTGCCTTTCAGAGTACAAATCTAAATAGTAAAATAGATTCTTATAGTCGTTTAGCTGATAGAATTGTGCGTTCTATTGGAGCACCTTTGGTTTCTGTAGAAGCACATCAAGATCAAATATTTGAGAATATATCTATAGCATGTGAAATGTTTTCAAAGTATGCAGGCTATACCAGAGAATATTTGATCTTAGATTCATCTTTGTACGAAAAAGCAAGAGGAATTCGTTTAGATCATTTGTATACATTAGCAAATGGTAATCTTACTTTAAAACAAAAAGTCACTCATAGAACAGAATCTCCAGATACTTCTCCATATTTGTTAAACACAGATACATTTTATATTTCTGTATCAAGTTTAAACAAAGCTTTTTTTGCATTAAATTCTGAATTATCTGCTGGATTCACAGAAGGATTAGAAAGAAATGTTATTTTAGATTATACTACATATAATCAAGTTGTAACTGCATTTGCGGCTGATCCAGTATTAAATGTGTTGCCAATATCATCATATTTTATTCCTTCATATAATCCGCAAATTAGTATGAATGGAGTTGTAGATGACACACAAGAAACTAAAATTTATAATAATATGTTTGATTACGATGTTATGGAATATCGTAAAGTCATGGCAGTTACAAATTTCGAAGAAGGCTCAACTACTGGTGTTAATACATTGTTTACTATTGAACAAACCTTAGCACAACAAACATATTTTAGTTATGCAATGGGTAATTATGGATTTGACTTGATTAGTTGGTACACAGTTAAAAACTGGTTGGAAACCAGAGAAAAGGTTCTTGCATTAAAAAGATCATTTGAATTTAATGATAGATCACAATATCTTCGTATATATCCAGAACCTACAGATTCAGTAAGATTTTATGGAGTTTTAGATTGTTACATCGAAAAACCATTAAGAGATTTAATAAAAGAACAATGGGTTTATAAATATGCATTAGCTTTAACAAAAATAAGTGTGGGTTATGTCAGAGGTAAATTTGGTAATGTTACTATATTTGGAGGTCAAGCATGGCAAACCGATATTAAAACTGATGGCATAGCAGAAAGAGATAAATTAGAAGAACAATTATATACTAATGCGGCTGGACTTGGAGATAGCGATCCAGCATTTTTCCTAATTGGTTAATAACTATCTTATATTCAACTACTTATGAAACATTTATTAACACTTTTATTTATGCTTTCTTTAAGTTTTTCGAGTTGTTCTTCACCATCTGTAAGACATACTATTTATCAACAGAAGATAGAACAAAAACGAGATAAACTTACTGATGATGCTAAAGATTTTATAGTAAAAGCTAATCAATTATTAAATTCAAAAGGTAAAGTAGATATGAAAAGAGTTAAAAATCTTTTGGAAAAATCTCAATCTTTGTTAGGTGTTACGGTGGATGATGGGAAAGAATTAAAAAATCTTAATGGAGAAGAATTAGACAAAGCAGTAGATAAAGTATACACAGAAGATGAAAAACAAAAACAAGATATAGAAGATCTAAAGATAAAGGAAAGAGAAGCTATAGATAAAATGGTAGTAGATAATATAAAAGCTGAAACCATAAGAGAATACGAAAGAGGTAAAACAATTAAATTATATGCTATATGTGCTACTATTATTTCTATCTTAGGTGCTTTGTTTTATTTTTATCCTGCTAAATTTTTGAGTATTGGAAGTAATATAATAGGATTTTTCTTTAAGAAATAATTATGCCTCCTTTATTTAAAAAAGACGAACGATTCACACAAGGTATTTTTAGACCTAAGAATCCAGATAAATTTATAGGAAAAGATCTTATAGTAGAAAAGAAGAATTTAGGCAAAGCAGCAATATTTCGTTCTTCTTATGAACGAAAATTTTTCATGTGGGCTGATAATCATCCAAGTGTATTAGAGTGGGGATCAGAGAATATAGTTATTAAATATTTAAGTCCAATTGATAATCGTTATCATAGATATTATGTAGATAATTATGTCGTATGGAAAGAAGGAACTGTTATTAAAAAATATCTAATTGAGATAAAACCGTTTGCTCAAACGCAACCACCTAAACCTTCTAATAGAAAAAAGAAAGCTACGATGCTTTATGAAAATACTCAATGGAGTATTAATAAAGCAAAATGGGAAGCAGCTAAAAAAGTTGCTTCCCATATTAATGCTGAATTTTTAATTCTTACTGAAAAAGAATTGTTTTAGAATGGTATAACTTTGATGAATCTTTGATACGATTCTCTAACTCGTTTTTTCTTCTTTTTTGGTTCTTCTTCTTTTGGTTCTTGTTTTTGTTTAGGAGCTACTTTTTTAACTGATTTCTTTTTAGGAGTAGGTTTAGGAGCAGGTTCAGGTTTTACTGATACTGTCTTTTTAGGTTTTGGTTTAATTCTCCGTTTTTTTGGAGGTTCGACTTTTTCTCTTTCTGGATTAGAAAATGGATTTTTAGGTGAAAGCTTATCTTGTGCTATTACGTCTCCTTCGCTTCTTGCTTTATCCAATTCACTTTCTTTATTTCCTAGTGAAGGTGCGAAATCTGTTGGTGTTCTACGTTTAGGTAGATGTGGTGTTTCTGGATTGCCATAAATTGGAGCATCAACTTCAATTCCTCTTCTTTCGAAGTCTTTCATTTCTCCTTCACTATCACCAGAAGGCATAATATTAGCTTGAATATCTTCACCACCTTCATGTCCATGATAACCAGTAAATGATGCTTTTGCTCTCATGGAACCATCTTCTAATACTTCCATAGGCATATTATAATGTTTATTTTCTGATTTACTGCACCATGATGTTACTTTTAAGACTGTTATAGGACTAGCAACATGATCATCTGGTATATCCATTCCAGTATCTCTAATTCTGAAATACCAAGCTGGAATGTTTAACATTCTATCTATTAATTTAGACTTGATGTATCTAGCTCCCTTTTTTGCGTTTGGATCTTTTAAAATCATTCTGGCTTGTTCATCCAAATTAGAGATTCGGTTTGATAATTCAAAATCAAATACTAGATAATGATCTTCAAATTTTAATACATTATGTCCTACTTCATCCATTTCAGAAAATAATGATGCGATATGTTCTTGTTCTTCTGGATCAGCATCTTCAGCTAGTTTTTCTAAATCGGTAAAATAATCATGTTGTAATGATGTTTGGATTTTTTCTTCTCTTTTTTGTTTATCCCAAAATTTTTCTTTCTCTGCATACTCTTGGTTCTTACGAGTAAAGCCTTTTCCTGCTAAACTAACATCACCACCAAATCTTCTTCCACCAGATCCACCATGTCCACCTCTATCTACAAATCTATCGAATACTCTACGAGGATCTGCTGGTTCTTCGAAAGCTTCGTTTAAGACTTCTTTATACTTTTCGAAAATTGATTTTATATCATTACTCATAAGATTATTTAGGTTTTTTACGTATTTTAAATCATTTACACTAAAAAAATTAATATTTTAATCTAAATAATTTTATGTCATTGAAATTGATTGTTGAAAAACCTGCTCCAGACGAAGAGTTTGAATATATTTTAGAGGAAAAAGATAGGAATAGTCCAGCAACTCTTTACATCAAAGGACCATATATGATGGCAGAAAACTATAATCGCAACAACAGATTATATCGTATCGAAGAAATGGTCAAGGAAGTAGATCGTTATACAAGTGAGATGATCAAAACTAATCGTGCATTGGGCACTTTAAATCATGAAAGTAGTGCAGAAGTTAATCTAGATCGCGTTTGTCATATAGTAACAGAACTTAAACAAGACGGAAATGTTTTTCATGGTAAGAGTAAAGTTTTAACAACTCCTTGTGGACATATAGTAAGAGCATTAATTCAAGACGGTGTTAAAGTAGGCATGAGTTCCAGAGCATTGGGTCAATTAGAAGAAGCTGCTAATGGTAAGAACATTGTAAAAGATCTTCGTCTAATTTCAGTTGATTGTGTTGCTGATCCTAGTTTCCCAAAAGCTTTCGTAAACGGAATTTTAGAATCCAAACAATGGGTACTTGGTGAGTCAGGTCAATTTGAAGAAGTATATGCTGGCTTCGAAAATCAAATTTCTAAACTACCAAGAACACAAGTCGAGACATATCTTAAAGAATGTATCTTGGATTTCTTAAATAAAATTAAATTTAACTAAATACAATTATGGATGTAATCAAAGAAAATATCGTAAAGTTTATCGATACTATGATTGTTGACAATTATAGTAAAGCACACAAATTTCTTGAAGTATTAGTACAAGAAAAAGTAAAAGAAAAAATTAAGAAAGGTGCTAAATTAAAACCTTTTGGAAAAAAGAAAGATAAGAAGGAAGATAAGAAGGAAGATAAAAAGAAAGGTAAAATGCCTGCTTTCTTAAAAAAAATGAAGGAAAAGGGTTCAAAGACAAAAAAATAATAAATAAAAAGGATAACTACTATTATGGAAATTTCTAAACTTTTAAAGGAAGCAACACAGGGAATCTTAACAGATGAAACGCTAACTCAAATTCAAGAAGCATTTGATGGTGCAGTAAATGAGCGTGTTAAGATTCATGTTGAAAAAGCATTAATGGAACAAGACATTGAATACACATCAAAAGCAGAACAATTACTAGAAGCTATTGATGCAGACCATTCCAAAAAACTTCAACGTGTTGTAGAAGCCGTTGATACTAATAACGCAGCAAAATTACAAATGGTTGTAAATCATTATCAATCCATTATCAAAGAACAAGCTTCTCAATTCAAAACTGAACTAGTAGACAAAATTTCTGATTACATTGATATCTTTATCGAATCTAAAATTCCTCAGAAGTCTATTAACGAAGCAGTTAAAAATCAAAAAGCAAGAATCATTCTTAATAATCTTCGTGAATCTTTAGCAATTGATTCTGCTCTTATGAGTGAGTCATTAAAAGATGCATTGATTGATGGTAAAACACAAATTGATCAATCTAAAACAGCACTAAAAGCTGCTCAAGAAGAAACTAAAACACTTCGTGAATCTTTCGAGAAAACAAAGGCTTCATTAGTTCTAGAACAAAAGACATCTCACTTAACTCCTAAGAAGAAAGAATATGCTCTTCGCGTATTTGAAGGAAAGTCTCCAAAATTTATCGTAGAAAATATTGATTATACATTATCTCTATTTGATAAAAAAGAAGAAGAAAGACTAAAGACTTTAAAAGAAGAAGCTTTTGAATCTCGTAAAGTTAAATCTGATCGTGTTGTGATTGAGGAAGATGTTGAAATTGAACAACAATCAGAACAAAATAATTTCGGACACGTTCATAATTATTTGAACGAGATGAGTAAATACTAATATGTTTACTCACAATAAATTTGGTAGAAGTATAACATACTTGAATTCCTGCATGTTCAACTAACATGCTTGAGGTCGAATAAACAAAGAAAGAAATAAAAACACATATGAAACAAATCAAACCCGCACAATCATATATTGATCAAGATCGCGCTAAGGTTCTTTTGGAAAAATGGGCACCTGTGCTCGATTATACCTCTAAGAATGTAGCTCCAATCGAAGATGACCACACTCGTCTAAACACTGCAATGTTACTTGAGAACCAAGAACAATATTGCTTGCGTGAAGCAAACGTAGCTGGTGGAACAGGAAGCGTATTCGGTGGTTCCGACAACGGTGCTACTGGTGGAGCTTTTGGTAATACAGATTCTTATGCAACAGGCGATTCTCGTCTACCTAAGATCCTTATTCCAATGATTCGTCGTACTTTCCCCGAATTGATCACTAACGAAATCGTTGGTGTACAGCCTATGTCTGGACCTGTTGGTCTAGCATTCGCACTTCGTTATAAGTACAGCAATCAAACTCTAGGTGGTAATTATCAAGATACATCAACCGCTGGTGGCGCATGGCAAGCCGCACCCGGTACACATGGTAACACATCAGTAAGTTATACTGGTGCTGCTGCTGGTACTGGATATGGCAAATCACCACAAGGTGACAACGAACTCGGATGGCAACATCTAGATACTCGTTACACTGGTGTATCCTCTGCTGTACTATCAGGTAACAGTGACTGGGCTTTCGCAGCTCAAGATAGTGGCGTTGCTGAAATTCTAAAGAATTTCGAAATCAATGCTAACATCCCTACTGTTGAAGTATCATTCGAAAAAACCGCTGTTGAAGCTGGTACTCGTAGACTTGGTGCTAAATGGTCAGTTGAACTTGAGCAAGATCTTAAGAACATGAACGGTATTGATATCGATGCTGAAATCACAAATGCTATGGCATATGAGATTCAAGCCGAAATCGACCGTGAAATGATTATCCGTATGATCCAAACCTCCCTAAACGGTGGTAAAGGAAAAGGATATTCTATTTGGTCACCTCAATCCGCAGATGGTCGTTGGTTGGTTGAACGTAATCGTGACTTCTACCAGAGAGTTATTATCGAAGCAAACCGCATTGCAATTCGCAATCGTCGTGGACCTGCAAACTTTATCGTTGCAACTCCTCGCGTTTGTGCAATCTTTGAAATGCTACCCGAATTCCAATGGGTAACAGTTCAGGGCAATGTTAGCACCCAGTCTACTGGCGTAGCTAAGGTTGGCTCACTTGGTGGTCGTTTCAACGTATACCGTGACACACGTACTGAAGTTCAGAACAGTGGAGTCTATGGTGACGTAGGTTACTCAGGCCAAACCGTTGGCGTTGAATATGCCCTATTAGGCTATAAAGGTACAGAATTTTATGATTCTGGTATCATCTATTGTCCTTACATTCCAGTTATGATTCAGAGAACAATTGGACCAAATGATTTCGCTCCTCGCGTAGGTCTCTTAACGAGATATGGCGTGGTAGACAATATTTTTGGTGCAGCATTGTATTACCATACAATCATTCTCAAAAATCTTGGTCAGGCATTTACTCCCGGTAATACCAGCGTATATTTCTAAACTTAACTGTTTAAAAATAAACAACTTACAAAGAACCACAGAGAAATCTGTGGTTCTTTTTTTGTCTATAATAAACAATCTGCTTGATTTCCCGTTGTTAAAGATAAATAATAATGATGAATAAAGAATTTTTACTATACATAACTGTTAATAATATAAATGGGAAAGTTTATGGTGGGCAACATATAGGTTATCGAACCGATGATTATATTGGATCTGGTCCTACCATTTTTCTAAAAGCTGTTAATAAATATGGAAAAGAAAATTTCACTAGAAGATGGTTAAAATTAAAAATAGATTCTAAAGAAAAATTAGATAAATTAGAAAGAAATTTAATAAGAAGATTAAAATATAAATACGGAAAAAATTGTTATAATATTCATATTGGGGGAACTGGGGGATATTTATTATATTATTGTGACGAAAACTATAGAAAAGAAGTTTCTAAAAGAATTTCAGTTGGTAAGAAAAATCAATACAAAAATGGATTATCAGAACTACAAATTTTGGGAGCCAAGAAAAGAAGTTTGACCCTTAAAGAAAAACATAAAAATGATGAAAACTTTATAAAAAAACATAGAGAAGTGTGTAATAATAATTCTATAAGACTGAAAGAATATATACAAAAAAACGGATTAACAAATGCTCAAAAGGCTGCTATTAAAAAATTAAAACAACATGGACAATTTAAACTGAGATATAATGTATTATATCCAAATGGAGATATAAAACAATTTATTCATAATTATACTAGTTTTGTAAATGAATTAAAAATGGAAGGTAGTGTTTTTACTAAATTAAATAAAACTGGAGAATTTAAAATTAAAAGAAGAACTGCTATGACTAGACATGATTTCGAATCTGGGTGTCTATTAACATTAATAGAAAGAATATAGAAAAAAGAGATTGAAAAGATAAATATTGATGATATATTAGGAGGTGTATGACTGAAGAAAAAATCAAAATTTTAGAATTTTTAAACCAAAGCTACAAAGGTTCATATAGATTTATAAAAGATAAAATGTTTATAAAAACTTTTGGTACTGATTTATATAATAAAATCTACAACGAAACAAAATTTTTAGATGATTCTGCTCATGCATTTTCTGTTAGAGTTCGTTCCTTTATAGAAGATATCACAATACAACCTACATGTATTGTGTGTGGAAAAGATACCATATTTAATTCTAATAATGGATGGCAAGCTACATGTAGTAGGTCTTGCCATATGAAATCTCCAGAAAGATTAAAAAAATTAAAAGAAACGAATTTAATTAAGTATGGAGCAACTAATTTTTTAGCTTCGGAACAAGGTAAATACAAATTAAAACAAACCAATATTAAAAAATATGGAGTTGATAATTATTCTAAATCTTTAGAATTTAAAGAAAGAATTAAATCTGGTGATATAAAAATTAAAAACAATCCAGAATTAAATTCATTAAAATTAAGATTAAATTATTACAACAGTTTAGTTAATGGAGATATTGTTATGCCATTATTTCCATTTGAAGAATACGAGGGGTTTTCGAATGGTTATAAAATATATAACTGGAAATGTAAAAAATGTAATTATGAATACGAAGCAATTATAAAATATCATAAACATATAGAATGTAGAAAATGTAAACCAACAGGAACTAAAATGGAAGTCTTTATTAAAGATTTCTTGGATCAATATAATATTAATTTCATATATAGAGATAGAAATATTTTAAATGGATATGAAATTGATGTATATATTCCTAATCATAAATTAGGAATAGAATTACATGGACTATACTGGCATACAGAATATCATAAAGATAAAAATTTACATAAATTAAAAGCTGATTTAGCTTCAAATGCTGGTATTAATTTAATTCAAATCTTCGAAGATGAATTAAAAATCAAAAAAGAAATAGTATTAAGTAGATTGAAAAATTTATTGAATTTAAATGAGAATAAGATCTTCGCAAGAAAATGTATTATCAAAGAAATAAAAAGTAATATTAAATCAGAATTTTTAGAAAATTATCATATACAAGGAAACAGTAATACATCAATAAATTATGGATTGTATCACAATAATGAATTAGTATCCGTAATGACTTTTAGTAAAGAAAGAATTGCATTAGGTTCTAAAACTAGAAATGATGTATATGAATTAAATAGATTTTGTTCTAAG